AGTTTTTTTGGGGTCTTTTTTCCTAAAAAAGACCGCTTTTTTTGAAAAAAAGCTCGGCAAAAAAACTTGATATCCTTAGCAATTCCGAGTTTTTTTGGGGTCTTTTTTCCTAAAAAAGACCGCACAGTGGTCTAAGGCTATCAACATATATTATATAGATGAGCGCCCCTAGAAATAAAACATTACGTAAGCCTCATGATCTAAGTGGCTCACAGTACTCATTTAATGACACTCTCGAGCAGATGCTGACGGCCGAGGCCGACACGGCCTACCGCAAGGCCTGGCACCGTCTCGAGCGTGGCCTTCGCCTGAATCGCCTTCGGGCCTTTAGCGAGGATCTCATGGTTAAGCGTAGCCTCAAGCCTATCGAGCAGCAGAATCTGCTAATTCTTTTAACAAAGGCGCTCGATAAGAAGCTTTTAAATTCCAAGACGGCTGTCGTATATGATGCCGAAAAGGAGGAGATTACTGAGATTAAGCCGCTGGTAATGCACCAGAATGCAAATGGCGAGGTTCTCTTTCAGATTCTTGAGCGCCGCAATGCAGTTACGTTCAGAAAGCGCCCCTCTAGTGCTGAGGAAGAGGCCTAAGATTTTTCCACGTATATAAGGTAGGATGGATATCATTAATACGCTAGTCGACTGTTTAGAGTTGACAGACGGGGCAGCACCCTGTCCCTCATATAAGGCGCTTCAAGAGGATTGGTTCGATACTTTTGAAGCATCTACTGCTAAAGCCATTCCCTCAGAAGAAATTGAAGCAGAGGACCTCTCAAAAATAAATAAGTACAGTACTCTTGTGGGTGACCTCTTTTGCATGTTTATTGATAAGGCTGAGAATCGTAGATGGGTTGAAATGGAACCCGAAGACCGCCTCGACCATGTAAATCGCATTCTATCACTACCGCAAGTAGCCCAGAGAACTGCAGAGTGGTACGCGCAGTCGAAGTCGGTCTTGACGGCCAGCGAGTTTTCATCCATCCTCGGATCCGACCGCGCCGTTGATTCACTCGTGCTGCAGAAGATTGCTGCACCAGAGCCATCTACGAACCGACTCGCCTGTATGACGGGCGAGATGTCACCATTTGATTGGGGTATCAGATTTGAACCGGTTGTGAAACAGCTTTTAATGGCAATGTGGCACGCTGATATTCTGGAGGTTGGTCGTCTAGTCCATCAGACAGATAAGCAGCTAGCGGCCAGTCCCGATGGTCTCATTCAGTCGGCCGCGGAGAGAGAGCGCGTCGGACGCCTTGTTGAAATTAAATGCCCTGTTCGCCGTGAAATCAACGGTAAGATTCCTTTTGAATATTGGTGTCAAATGCAGATTCAGATGGAGGTGGCGGATATTGATGAATGTGACTACGTCGAGGTGAAGCTTGTCTCGAAGTACAAGGATTCCGAGTATAACGATCCTGCCGAGGGTACTCTCGGCTACAGTTTCAATAATATCGTATGGTTATTCCAGTCTCCTGAGACTGGAGAGCTCAAGTATGCATATACGAGTCTTGAGCGAAAGGACTGGGAGCGGCTCGGCTGGCACTGCGTTGAGGAGATTCCATGGTACCTCGATAAGATGTTTACAGAGACCGTTCAGCGCGACAGGGCCTGGTTCAAGTCAACGGAGGGCGCACGCACCGCTTTTTGGAATAAGGTGGCGGGGGCGCGGGATGGAAGCTATACACCGTCACAGGCGAAGCCGAGGGCGGCACCAGTGAATGTGTGTAAGATTATGGATGATTAATACGACCATGTTACGCCAACGGTTTAACATCATAATACGAAAGCGTCATCTCATGTAACGGCTCAGAGCAAGAGTCGGGGGTAGCACGTTTATAGTTATTGGTGAGCTGCCGATAGTTCCCGGTTTTTTCCAGGCGCTTCTGGAAATCCGTCTCGTAGCAGGCCTCACTCGTCGGTCTGGGAGCCTTACCTGAAAAAATGGGGAGAACATCCTGTAAGAGACTATAGGGTTTGCGTAAATTCTCGAGAGACGAGTCTGCAGGATTCGCGCTGAGAGTTTCATCAGTTAGCCCCGTTATTTCTTTTGAAGCCTGGAAGCCCTCAACGCGTTCGAGACGCTTACGAAAGATTGGATTATTTCCAATATATTGAGTTGAATTGTATAAGAGACCAACTATAATAACTAGAACTAGCCAGAGAAGTAGGACATTTCCCAGTTCTTTATTTATCATACTATATATCTGAAATGAGTTGGTATTTTTATTCTTATAGCCAGATAGAATGAATCAGATCAAGCTTCTATCAGAGTTCCTTGGTACGTTTCTCCTTATCCTATCAGTACTTGCTTCCGGAGGAAATGCACTTTTTGTCGGTCTAACGCTATCGCTCGTTATTTTCTTCACGGCGAAGACGAGTGGCGGCCATGCCAACCCTGCGGTCAGCTTAGTCATGTTCCTCAAGAAGAAGCTCACGATGGAGGAGTTTGCTTCTGAGGTTGTCGCGCAGCTCCTTGGCGGCACGGTCTGTCTCTACATGTTTAAGGCACTCGCGTGAGGAGCGGCCTTTTAGTAAAAGAGCTTTTTTTAAAAAAAGCTCAGCAAAAAGAGCTTTTTTTAAAAAAAAGCTCAGCAAAAAAACTTGATGCTGCTAGTATTACTAAAAGCATCTAGTTTTTGGGGCCTTTTACAAAAAGGCCAGTTAGGCCGAAGGTGCCGGCCGAATATACTGACGAACAGTTTTATATAGCTCCTCAGATTCTTCAGCGGCCCTTTTAGCTTCTTCAGCGGCTTTTATAGCTTCTTGGCGCAATACTTTTGCCTTCTCCGCCAGTTCGTGCGCTTTTTTTCGCAAGTTTGCGTTCTCTCCACCACCACGCTTAGTAAGACGCCGCCTTCGAACTCTTTTAGTGAATTTTCCCATCCCTACATTGCAGTAATCTTTTATATTGTTGCCCTTTTTATAAAAGGGCGCCTGCAATACTTATAGAAATTACGCGTTAGTATTTAAGAAATGCCACCAATCGTGGCGACCCTAGCAACTGCAAATTCATACAAGGATCTCAGTCTCTTTTTATCGAGCCTCTCTCTCTGCTACTCAAAAGCCGATGCACCCACTGTGTATTTATATTGTGACTCTGAAACTATGGAAAAGGTTCTAGCCGATGCATGTCCCTTATACATTGTCTTTAACAGCTGCCTCGATACTTACAGTGGTCTAACTCGCCCCGAAATGGAGGCCATTCGGAGGCCAGTCGGTACTCTCTGGCTCGAGTTTCAAATGGAAAAGCTCAAGCTTCTCGACTGGGTTTTTGAGTCAGACTCTGAGACTGCAACAACAGATGGAGTATTTTATCTCGACTCCGATATTTGCTTTTTTGCACCTCTTCCAAGCATCCCTGCTACCGCCACAGTGGCCCTCAGCCCCCACTACATCCGCGAACGTGACGAGGCGCGGTTCGGTCGCTATAATGGCGGGTTCCTATGGATGAAGGATGCCCGAGCGATTGATGCTTGGCGCCTTGCCTGCCGCACATCTCGTTTCCACGAGCAAGCCGCGCTAGAATGTCTCGACAAATGGGACGGCGTCTATTTGTTCCCCCCACAAGTAAATTATGGCTGGTGGCGGATGTTCCAAGGGTCTCTATCGCCCCAAGAATTACAGGCAAAATGGTCTAGCGACTCGAGTATAATGGTAGACGGCGCCCCTCTTCAGAGTATCCATACGCATTTCTTCAATCCTTCTGAAAGGGCATGTCAGCTTTTCAATGAATTTGTTATTGGAAAACTCAAACAAATTCCTGGTAATAAACTCATATATCATCTGAATAAAATTTGAATAACCCCAAACTCACAGACACATCTTAAACAGCCAATGCAGTCACTCTTTCCACGCTTACACAAGACCTACGACGCATGGGACCATGCAGAGCTAAAAGAACTCGAGCCAGACCTCAAAGGCATCAATGAAATCCATTGCTCGACTTGCAAGACCAATCACGAAGACTGGGACTGTGAGGATTTCATGGTCTGTCGTCGCTGCGGCGAGGTCGAAAATAAAATCATTGATTCCGGTGCAGAATACCGTTTCTTCGGGGCCGATGACCGCGGGTCCGTGGATCCTTGCCGTGTCGGTGCCCCAACCGACCCCCGCTTCCCCACATCCACACTCGGCACTATGATTCTATCACACGCCCAGGGCGGAAATTCATCCACCCGTATCGCAATGGCACGTGTCCGCCGCTACCACTCATGGAACTTGCTACCTTACAAGGAGCGCTCGCTTCTCCAGGTTTTCGAGCAGATTGCTCTGACGGCCACCAATAATGGCTTCGATACCCGCACAATGGATATTGCGAAAGACCTCTATGTGAAGCTCGTAGCCCACTGTGACCGTCGTGGTATGTCGCGCACTTCTGTTGTGGCGAGCTGCCTATATTCGGCCCTGAAGGCCGTGAATCAGCCGAGAAAGCCAAAGGAAGTGGCCGATATGTTCCACTTGAGTATCGCCCAATTCACGAAGTCGATGAAGTATTTCCAGGAAATTCTCTGTATGGCTACACAGCGCGGTCTTCTATCCTCTACGGCAACGCCAGCATCTGTACCGACAACCCGTTCATCGAACTACATTGCAAATCCACTCAGCCGTCTTCCCATTACGCGCAAGACATATCAGGTCCTCGAGCAGATTGCCGTGAAGCTCGCGAATGAAATCGAAGACATTGAACTCTGCCCTGAGAATATGCCACCCTCGTTGGCGGCAGGGGTTCTTGCCCTGGTTATTCAGGAGGCGAAGATTCCCGATATTCCTAATGAGCGGATTGCGGGGGTATGTGGGGTCAGTGAGGGAACTCTGAATAAGTGTTTGAAGAAGCTCGATACTGCTTTGAAAGCTGGGACGATTACATTAGCTCGCGATGCATTCGTCTTCTAAAAGGTCTTTGTCTCAACTAGGAATGGGTGGGATTCAATCGACACCTTCAAGCACAGATATGCCACAGGTTCTCAATTTCATCCTTCAAGAAATGTTTCGCCGCACTGACCTTGCCGATATATATTCTCTAGCCGACCCTGAACGCTGTAAGCGTTATATAGTAGTGGCGACAGACGCTCTCGAATCTCTTTTTGTTAAAATGTCTATTCGTCCAGAGAAAAAGGACGGTACCCTATATTTTCAGAGCATTGATGGCATTCAACGTTCAATGCCAGTAGATATCCGCGCGAAGCAGAAGGAATACTGCCTAGAGCTCGCCTTCTTTTTTATCCGTATTTTCCAGATTTTTGGGGCACTCTTCCTCAGCATGTACGATTCCCGTCTTCCTATTACCGATCCGTCAGATGATATCCGAGCCGTTACTAAAGGTGTTCCCTTCTTAAATCCAAAAGATTTTCTCGGATTTTCAAAGCCCCAGAGTTCCTCGTGGTTTGGCGCAGGTGGTGTATTATACGATAGCGCAAGAGATGTGGGATTCTATATTAATCCAGATAGTCCATATTCTATTCTAAATTATCATTTAACAAAGCCTTCGGGTCCACAAGATACACGAACTCCTATGAGATTCGACAGCAGCGCACCATTTATAATAGCCCAGGACCAACTTTATGAAATTGGCAACAATTTTGCAAGAAATCTCAGGAACCCTCTTTTGCCAAGAATTGTTTATTTTTTTGAAAGGGGTTCGCGTAATTATGAATTATCCGCCGCACTCAACGTCGAGAACATACCGCCAAATAAATACAAGGTTTGGCTAACAAATTTTGAGAATAGCGGAGAAGAAGGGAACTTTGCAAATAAAACAAGTCCATCCGCAATTTTCGGGACATTTACTGCAGACAGTATTCCCAGAATTATGAATGACGACGTATATAAAAAGAATCAGACACTACCGCAAGTCCTAAAAATAATGTTTGACAAGGTTGTAATTTCCACTCTCGGCGCACCCCCTTTTTCAGTTGTGAAATACTTTAAAAAGTTGCGATATATCAGTGGTGATGATGATAGGGACCATCTCATATCAGGAACACATGTCTATATATTAAGAGGCCAGGAAGACAATGAAACCGCTAAAATTACATATCAAGACAATATTAAAATCGAGAATAAAACTGAAAAAATTCAAATTAAGAATGTAAAAATGGCGATAAAACCTGATAGAAGTTCATTAGGGCTTTCTTACAGGGTTACGCTCGATTTTAGTATGTCTGATATAAATCCATCTGATTATAGAAATCTTATAGATATTCCAGGTATTAAACAGCTAACATTCAATACTTCGTCTGAAGACGTCGCTCCCAGAACAGATAAAAGTAATATTTCGATTCCTGAATACTTAGAGCGTATTTTTAAGGAAATTGTGAACGGTACTCGCAGCGATAGAGTAAAAGGATTTCAATATACGCGTGAGGGTCTCGTGAAACCATATGATTCAGACCAAATAAAAGATTCGCTAAAGATGAAAAAACTCTGGAATTTAATGGCAAAGGATCCCCCTATAAAGAGTCACTGTGTAGCCCGTGCCGTCCAGCTGCTTTCAGTTGATGCTATTAATGGTAATTTGAGTAAGCAGGCCTATAGTTCAATTTGCCGTCTATCATTTGCCTATCAGAAGGATGGCTCGTTGCCGACCCCTGGAAAGCCGGTTATAGAGTCGGCGGGTGTCTATGCACTTTCGCTGCTATTTTTCGAAGGACTTGAAAATGGTGCGCCGAAAATTCTTGACCCTGCGGGCTATAAGGAATATCTTCGGTATCTCAAGTACCTTTTTGAGCGCTATCCAAGCATAGATATGATAAAGGATGAGCCTTATGTGGCAGGACAAGCACGTAATCCAGATGCAACTCCTGTAAGACTCGCCGATATCACCGAAAAGACTTTGGGTCTCTGCCAAACACACGGTGATGCAGTGCTTAGTGTACCGCGTGATCTCGCAGGAAATCTGCAGTCGGTAACTAGAAACCTCTTTTCACAGCAGAAGTCACACTTTCAAAAAGCGCTTGGACTCATTTTTAGTCTTTTCGACCAGAACTCGGTGCAGGTGGAAAAGAAACTTAAATTCAATCCTAGAGTAATTACGGGGGGCATGACTGAAATTAATAGAATTTCTGCGGGGACTCGTCAGCTTCTCCTTGAATATTACAAGCGGTGTGAGCTGACATACCGTGAGGGGCTTGGAATGATTTATAATTATGAAAAGCAAACTGGGAAAAAATTGGAATCAACAACTATAAATGAAATACAATCTGGTTCAACAAGTACCGTTCCTCAGCTTAATAATAATGATGACCTCTCATAAAAAATTGAGGGAGCGGTTGCCCTTGTCAGAAGTGTGACAAATGAAGCGCCGCTGTGATTTCCCTGACTGCAAGAAGCCGCTGATGCTGACGTCTATTACATGTAAGTGTAATAAGACCTTTTGTTCCGTACACCGAGGTAATCACTCTTGTAGTTTTGACTACAAGAGCGATCATATAAGTACGCTTATGAAATATATGAGTACGCCAGTCGTGGCTGATAAGCTTCTAGGGCGCTTATGAGCTCTTTGCTGCATAGCAGCAAATCGCTGATAAGCTTCTAGGGCGCTTATGAGCTCTTTGCTGCATAGCAGCAAATCGCTGATAAGCTTCTAGGGCGCTTATCAATACCCCAAAGACCCCAAATACATCTTAATAATAGTAGGGGACCACTTCCCCATTATTTTTTTATCAGAATCAAACCAGGCTATTCCGTCCTTCTCACGGTTCTCGCGCCGCTGCCTTTCAAAGGCAGCAGGGTGTTCTTCAAACCACTTGAATTTATCAAATGCTTGACTAATCTGCATAGGGTGCGCGTAACCAGTGAAAATGTGATATTGGAAAAAAGTGTTCTCAGGATAGTTCGGCTCGGTACTCTGAAGCACCAGTCCAGTGTGCTGTAGGTCACGTATGTTTCCAATCTTCGCCTCCTCAGCAACTTCACGACGTATATTGTCACGGAGTGCCGTATAAATAGATTTCGTAGTACCGTCCTTGCCCTCCATCTGACCCTTTGGAGGCTCCCACGAAGCTGCATTGGTTTCTCCTCCAGTGCGCTTCACCACAAGAAACCGTTCGGCATTAAACGGTTTATTAGCTTCATGTATAAAACAGGCTGTGCGCAAGTATACTCTCCAGCCCTCAACCGGATGCTCTACATAAAAGTATTGACGACGGGGATCATGCGCCATGGCCCCCGCCGATTTAATCAGACCAGATTGAAAAACATCTAGCACCTTCTGGGCGCCTGTTACAATTTTTGGGCTCATTGCCTACAGTTACTACCTTTACTTAAACGTGGCCTTTGGGCGCACGCTTTTTTCTACACGTTTTTGCTCGCTTCGATTTCGAGCAGCCACTGCGATGCTTTTTGAGTTCAAAACAAAGTGAATGATAGTTCGTTTTGTTGAGAAGCTCCAGCTCCGATTCCATTTTACAGCGGATTTGCCATAAGCTTTTTAGTGACGAGGCCCTCGAGCTCCAGTCTGTAGAGCAGGTAGCCCATATTGTTTTCCACTCTGCGTATGGAAACACGGTGGGGAGACATCTCCAAAACTGCTCGAGCTTTTTCATGCGGTCGGCAGCTGGGAGAATATTCCAGCGATTCTTTTCCAGGTCAGTAAGTTCGCCCTCAGGAACCCCTGGAAGCGCCACACTTGAAAGAGACTGTTTCGAATATGGATGATTCTCGACGATTGAAAAGAGGAACTCCCAGCCCTCGAACTTCGTCTTCGTGCAACCGGTCTCGAAGCGCTCTATGTAACGGGCTTTTACATCATTGAAAGGCGGGTCCTCGAGTACGTGAAGCTTCTGTGAGCGGAGTTTCGCATTCACACAATTATGAATCGTCCATAGCCACCGGGCAATAGCATATGGCTTATCCGATTCGAGGGCTTTTTCGAGAGGGTGGTCGACCATATATTCGCTCAGTGAGGCGCGACAGTATTTGCACGGGAGGACATATGGAAGGGTTGAAAAGAAACATTCTATATCTTTCTTTTGCTGTGGAGACGGATTTGCTTCAGCTATTGTTATTAGATGAAGCAAACTCCAACCAGATGGTCCCCAGTATTTGGTATCCATTTTCCTTAATTTATGATTACATTATAACGTCGATACAGTGGAGTACTTAATATAAGTACTAGCAGGTACCCTTTAAAAATTCCCGAACGTCCCCATATTTAAGGGGGCAAGGAAGGGTCTCACAGGCGTCTCAGGTGACTCCTCGGCCTTGCACTTCACAACGGGCTTAGGGCAGGCTGTGCGCGCACATGGAGGGCACGCCGGACACACTGTTGGTGGCGGGCACTTTACCTCGGGGCAACGAGGGCGGGGGCAGGCAGGGCACTCGCCGCATTCCTTGCCGCAAGACGAGTTGTCAACGATGATTGGCTCGGGCGTAGGGATAGAGCTCTTGAGAACGTACTGCGAAAGGTCAGGTACGGGAGGGCACTGTGTCTTTAGCATATACTGGCTCATGTCAGGGCATGTTGCAGGGGGAGGAATAGAGCTCTTGAGAACGTACTTTGACATGTCAGGGGGTGGGGGGCAGCCGGTCTGGCCGCATTGGTTGCAGACAGAGGCTACGCCGGTTGACTGGAACCCCTCTGGGGTATAGCCCTTTAGAGCGACGGCTGCTACAAAGCCTATAAGAAACGCTATAAAAAAGGCTATTACTGGTCCCATATGTTTGAGGTTTGGTATACGCATCCCGCTCTTTCTACCAGGAAGTGTCAAAGTTATTTGCCACTAAAAGGGGCAAATAACTTAACCTAGTTGTGTTAATTTTAACGCCACTATGGTCTCCACCCAGGCCATGTTGGCGGAGGGCAGCCGCATAAATCTGGGATGCCAGGGTCATAATGCGTACCCAGACGACTACATACCATGCGCGCATGTCCTCTAAAAGAGAAGTTTTCATCGACATCTCTTGGATTCTTCAAACATCCGTAGTCATTTGGATTCAGACCACGCTTTGTAATCTGGCTGCAGATTTGCTCTGAGCGAGCCTTCCAGTCCATCGTGGCTGGCGTCGAGCTTGCTGCGCCTGGATCCGCGGATGTGCTTACATTGCTATTCGAGGTCTTTCCATCAGTTGAGCCACTTAGTGTCGTTGTGCGAGATTCAGTCTCACCACGCCCGCCAGATGGCTTTGGTGCGTCTCCATGGGTTGAGCCGTCTTTTCTTAATTCACTTTCATAATAGTCATCACTGTCACTTCCGTAAGAATTATTTAAAGGATTTAGTGCGGCCTTAGCAATATTTTCAGCAATGCGCCGCTCAGAATCAGATTTGTGATTAAACTTGAGACCGATTTCATATGATGTATCTGTGAAGAAACTCTTTGCATATTTTTCAAAGAGGCTGCGAGCAAGGTCTGCACCAGAAACATCGCCGCCGAAAAGATAGGGGAATAGGTTGGAAAGTGCTGGGCTTGCTCCAGTCGTTGCTATTAGGTTGGGTAGGGGATCGTTTATGTTGAGGCTCTTTGTAGGGTCAACAAATGGTAGGAACTTATTATAGCTCCCTACGCTGATAGGAATATCGTCTGGTTTGAGAGTTCCCCTATTTACTTGCGTAATATAAGTATTAACCTCGTGTAGTACCTTTTCTAGAACATTTATACGCTGTTGTAGGAGTGGATTGGTGCTGCCACTCGCTGTAAGGCGTGTGATTGTAGCGGAAATATTAACCTGTAGGGTATTGAGCTGGGCGAATGTTATGCTTGATGAGTCTGATATTCCTTTACCAGAAGGGGTGCCTGATGGGCTTGGGCCTGAAGTACCTGATGGGCCTGAACTGGCTGGTATGGTGCTTGGTATGGTGATTGTAGGGCTACCAGAAGGGTTACCAGAAGGGTTACCTGATGGGCTGCGAGGGTTAACTAAATTATTAAGAATCGTAATAAGTTGAGCTGGAAGTGCAGTAGATCCTGAGGGATTTTGGAATCCCTCAGCCTCCATACCGGGCCAGACAACTTTACCAACCCAACAATTTGCAAGCCATATTGCTTGGAATGAAAATGTAGAAGTTAGAGGAATACCATACGAATCACTATCTAAATTATTAGATGAAGGAAGTTCTGTTATGCGTTGGGCGTTACCTTTATATGCACCCCTACTATTTATTGGGCTTTTAAGTATATTTTGTATTAATGTATTAATATTTATTGAACTAGTTGTAGCAACAAACGTAAAAGTCTTTGACATTGCCGGTGAACTAACCGTAAGTCCACTAATCATATTAATAATATCTTGTGGGGTGCTACTAACAGGACCTGGTGCTCCTCCTAGCCACACTAAATAGAACTTGTATGGCCCAACATTATTTTTCATTTTATATACACTACCCTCTAGTAAATCGTCATAAGTCATAGCAGATAACTCTGTGATATCATTTAATACATCTGCAACGCGGTACTCTGGTAATCCCTGTAACTGCCATGTAGACCCGTTCCATAATGCATATGTTTGCCATAAAAATGGACTACCACGTGACAGTATAGCGTAATAGTCATTTACTGTATTATTTGTAGTAGGTAATTTCGTAAAATCACTGATTTCTCTTTTATAGTGGTATGGTGAACCTGAAGGTGAGACTACTAGAGTGGATGTTGGCACTCCACCAGAGGGGCTCTGGAATCCCTCAACTGTCCCACTCATACTATTCGCAGAAAGCCGCCATTTCTTTTGTAAATATGTAAGATTCGCCTCGATGTCATAGACATTCATTTCTGATAGTGTGCTCTCAACGCCTGGATTACGATCCAAGACGCTCACTTCATCTGTGAGGCGACGAGCATCGGCGCGCGCCGTTTGCAGAGGGATTTGCACGGCGGGGTCACCCAGCTGAGAAAGGCTTGGGCCCTCGTTATTAATAAATCCGTTTAGTGTTTCAAGAAGGGTCTTGATACGTTTTGTTGTCGCCTTCTGTTGTGCGGGGTCATCTGCAGGGTAGCTATTTACAGAGGCAGTTTGACCGGGAGGAGGAGCTAGTAGTGACGTAGATGGTGGAGCAAATGGTGAAGGGTCACCTTTGGCAACTGGAGAGGGCTGTGGATTTGGCTTTGGCATTACAAAATCTTGAAAGTTCTCTGTTTCCACGCTATACTTCCACAATAATATGCCTATTATCACTAATAGGATAAGGAAAAGTTCCCTTTTCATCTCTATAATAACAAACTGTATAAAATTGACACGAAATATCTGATTACCATAATCACAATGCTTAAATCTAGACATACCATTGATAACCTCGTAGAAGCGGGCATCGATGAGGCGGGTCGTGGATGCTTTTGGGGACCTCTTGTGGCTGGTGCTGTTATTTGGCCTGATGAGGCCTCGTGGTCTGATGAGCTACGCGCTATTTCTGAAAGAATCAAGGATTCTAAGAAGCTCACTGCGAAGCGTCGAGCTGCTCTTTACACGGAGATACAGAAGCATGCAGTGGCCTGGTCTGTAGGTATCGTTGAGCCGAACGAAATTGATGAATATGGAATGAGTCGGGCAAATCGGCTTGCGTTTACGAGGGCTCTCGAAGGTCTGGGGGCTGAGCCGCAGCGTCTGATTATTGACGGGCTTCTCAGAATCGACTCTGAAATACAGCAGATTGTTGAGCCGGCTGCAGATACCACTTATTTGTCTGTTGCAGCGGCGAGTATTATTGCGAAGGAGCATCGGGATCAAATTGTTTTGAAGGCATGTGATGCTGAACCGGCGCTAGAGGAAAAGTATTCTATTGGAGCATCGAAGGGGTATGGTACTGCAAAACATAGGGCGGCCATTTTGGAGCATGGGATTCACGGACAGCATAGACGGCTGTTTCTCCGCAAGCTGTTGGGGGGGTGTGAAATTCTTGATTAAAAAGCTTATATTTCTCAGGAAATTATTAATATCCTAAAAAATATATTACAAAAATCAAGTTTTTGGGCCCTTTTTCAAAAAGGGCATTTAGTGGCGGCGCGTGCCCTTGCGGCCCTTGCGACCAGCCTTGCGAGACTTGTTTCCACGGCGAGACTTACGAGAGGCGGCCATTTTATATTAAGCTATTAGAAATAAATAGTGGTTACTGGCGTGTAGCGTGGAGTACTTATATTAAGTACACCGCGGTAGCCGGAAAGCATTTAATGCCGGCGGCTCTTCTTTGAACGCGACGAGCGCTTCTTTGAACCAGACGAGCGCTTCTTTGAACGCGACGAGCGCCTCTTTCTGTATCCGCCCATTAGAGGGGCCGAAAGAGACTTACTTGCCATTGAAGGGGCCGAAAGAGACTTATTGGAAGTAGCCATTGAAGGGGCTGAAAGAGGCTTATTTGATCTAGACATCGTAGAGTTTCTAGACATCGTAGGTCCCATCGAGTTCATAGACCCCATCGAGTTCTTAGAACCCATCGAGTTCATAGACATCGTAGAACCCATCGAGTTCTTAGAACCCATCGAGTTCTTAGACATCGTAGAACCCATTCCCTCATCTCCTAAAGGCTGTGTTGTCGTAATTCCAACCATACTTTTTAAAAAGTCCATTCTATATTATGATTTTATTTTTAACGTGTTATACCGGGTA